TACTCATTATGGTATACCAAGTCCTACTCAGACAAAATATATTTGTACAGGATGGTATACTTATGTTGATGACTTTCCAGCAGTGGAAGACACAGCATTTGTTAACTCATCTTGGTGACAGGGTATAAATTGGCACAACCCCCTTGACAAATGCTTAACATAAGTTTATACTAAATAGATCGGTGAGGGAATCCTCATCGTTTTTTACTCCTGACCAGGACTAAACGGAGATATCAGTCCTAATCATACCGCAAACAAAAACGTTCTATTAATTTCAATGACTTCAATCTCAAGAAGAGAGCAAGGTTTATTGTCAGGATGGAGTGAGTTTTGTGAGTGGGTTACAAGTACAAACAACCGCATATATGTTGGTTGGTTTGGAGTTCTTATGATTCCTTGCTTGTTAGCTGCTGCTACTTGCTTTATCGTGGCGTTCATCGCTGCTCCTCCCGTAGATATCGACGGGATCAGAGAACCTGTTGCAGGTTCTTTCATGTATGGTAACAACATCATCTCTGGTGCTGTCGTTCCATCTTCCAATGCTATTGGACTTCACTTCTATCCCATTTGGGAAGCTGCTACTCTAGATGAGTGGTTGTATAATGGAGGTCCATATCAGTTGGTTATCTTCCACTTCCTTATTGGAATCTCTGCTTACATGGGCAGACAGTGGGAGTTATCATATCGTTTAGGTATGAGACCTTGGATCTGTGTTGCATATTCTGCACCAGTTTCTGCTGCTTTCGCAGTCTTCCTAGTGTATCCTTTCGGACAGGGATCTTTCTCTGACGGAATGCCTCTAGGTATATCAGGTACGTTCAACTTTATGTTCGTGTTCCAAGCAGAACACAACATACTAATGCACCCCTTCCACATGGCAGGTGTTGCAGGTATGTTCGGTGGTAGTCTCTTCAGTGCAATGCACGGTTCTCTAGTTACATCTTCTCTAATCAGAGAGACAACAGAGAACGAGAGTCAAAACTACGGCTATAAGTTCGGACAAGAAGAAGAGACATATAATATTGTTGCTGCTCATGGATACTTTGGTAGATTAATCTTCCAGTATGCATCATTCAACAACAGTAGATCACTTCACTTCTTCCTTGCTACATTCCCTGTGGTCTGTGTATGGTTAACCTCTATGGGTATCTGTACAATGGCATTCAACTTGAATGGATTTAACTTCAACCAGTCTGTCGTAGACACAAATGGTAAAGTTGTTCCTACATGGGGTGACGTTCTTAACAGAGCAAACTTAGGTATGGAAGTTATGCATGAAAGAAATGCACACAACTTCCCACTTGATCTTGCTGCTGCTGAGACATCTGAAGTTGCACTTGTTGCTCCATCAGTAGGTTGACAAGAATCTGCGTGATATGATAAGATGGGAGGGTCAAACCTCCCATTTTTTTATGGATATTAAAATGATTGAAGAGATTCAGCAGTGGGAAAAGGAGTATCCCACTATGAATGGAGTCACCTTAAATAAAAGAGAGAAGGAACTTCTCGATGGTGCAGAGATTAAATCTCATGAGGGTATGGTATTCGGTAGGATGTATGCCGATTGGAAAAAACGTAAAGGGTATGAAGTATGAGTGGAGACTGTAAAGAACAACCAAATATTTTTTATACAAAGGAAGCACCTATATTATTAGCAGAGTGTTTACTGAGTGAGGGTAAAGTTAAATCACTTTACAGTCTTGCTGAGGATCCACAGAAAGTTTATATACATTTCCATGATAAAGTAACTGCTGGTAATGGTAGAAGGGTAGACTTCCCTGAAGGTAAAGGTAAAGTATGTTGTCTTATATCAGCATTACTTTTTGAGATGTTAGAAAGTAAAGGTATCAAAACTCATTACTTAGGTACTGAAGGTCTTGATACTATGTTGTGTAAGAAATTAGATATCGTTCCTGTAGAAGTTATCGTAAGAAACATTGCTGCTGGATCAATAGTTAAACAGACTAATTTAAAAGAAGGAACCTTATTAAATCCACCTCTTGTAGAATATTATTTGAAAGATGATGAGAAGGATGATCCATTACTAACACCAGACCGTGTGAGATTGATGGGTGTAGATCCTACAAGAATGAGAGAGGTTGCATTGGAAGTAAATCTACAATTCCAAATGATATTTACTCTCATGGGTATAGATCTGGTTGACTTTAAGATAGAGTTTGGTTATGATAATCATGGTGATTTGTTTCTTGCTGATGAACTGAGTCCTGATAACATGAGACTTTGGAAAAAAGATAATAAAGAAAGGTTTGATAAAGACTTGTTCAGAAAGGATGAAGGTGATATAGTAGAAGCATATTCTCATATACTACAACAACTAAGGAAATTCGCATGAAGATAAAATTTTATAGCATTCGTGGGTGTGCTCACTGTTCTACAATGGAACAGTTATGTGACAGAGCAGGTCTTCCCTATGAGAAGGTACTTGTTGGTGAAGAAGATGGTTGTACTATATCAATGTTTGATTTCACCGCAGCATATGCTAATGCTAAAGGGTTTCCATATGTTATACTAGATGACGAACCTGTTGGTGGTCTTGTCGAGGCTGCTAAAGTCTTTCTTGATAAAGGATTGGTAAGTACTAAAAAGAAATGAGTGAACTTAAAATAAATAAAGGTATAGAGCTCATGCTTAGGAGGGCTAAACCGAAGGAACAAATCAAACCTAAAGGGTTTGAGATTCATAAAACATTAAACCTCCTAAAGAGAAGAGTCTACTTCAACTTTGAAATTAGGTGGGAAAAGAACACTTAGCACGGAGTTGACATGGATTCATCAATCTTGATTTATTTTTCAGCAGCAATATCATTAGTCTTCTTATTAATTGGAGGTGTTGTTGGTTGGATATGGAACGACAAGACAAATCAGTTCTTGTATGCAGCACAAGAAGAAGAGGTTGACTATATTCATCCAGAGATGCTAGATGATAATGGTCATTGGATCAATGAAGAACTCCTTACTGTCCGTTTCTTAAATGAAAGTGCGGAAGAAGATGAGGAATAAATAATCACAACAGGAAACTAACTATAGATCATGCAACTATTACTTAATGAAGTCTTACAAAAGGTAAGCAATGCGAAAACCAAAGCACAAAAGATTAAACTCTTACAGCAGATGAACTCTCCAGCATTGAGAGCAATTCTCATCGCTAACTTTGACGAGAGTGTGATCTCTATGCTCCCAGATGGAGACGTTCCGTACAAAAAGAACGAAGCACCAGAAGGTACAGAGCATACTAAACTCATTCAAGAGTATCGTAAACTCTATCTATTCTTTAAGGGTGGTGCTAACATAAGTCAAACAAGACGTGAGACTTTGTTCATTCAATTGCTTGAAGGATTACATGAGAAGGAAGCAGAAGTGTTAACTCTTATGAAAGATAGAAAGATCGGTAAGCGTTGGAAGATTACACGTCAGTGTGTTGAAGAAGCGTTTCCACAAATATCATGGGGGAATAGATCATGACCATAGAGGAGAGATTGGAAGCATTGGAAGCAATGGCACATCCAAAACCAACTGGCAAAACTCAACAGAGAAATGACGATAGGTTAGATGCTCTTGAGAAAGCAGTGGGTTTAGATGCTCTTAAAGCAGTGGAGGAACTCAAATCATGAAAATAATACATGAAAAGTGCGACCCTAAACTAGCAGAAGATAAGAAACTTCCTTACACTGCATACCTAATACAGTATGAAGTAGAAGGTAAGGTAGAACATGATATTGCTATGGGTACTAGTCAAGTAGAAATATTTGACACATACTATGATAAGTATAAGAAGGGACTGAAGTGGTTGAAGCAGAGTGAAGGTAGACAGAAACCTAACATGTGGAATGCTACTGCTGCTACACCACCTAAGAAAAAAAGAAAGAAAATCCAACAACAACCAGAGGGAGAATAATGGATATAGATTCAGATCCAAGAGGTCATTGGTGCATTTATTATTGTAAGACTGGAGACCAAACTAACTGGAAAGTTATGAGGAGA